ACCGTTTTCGCGCAGGGTCTTGAACAGTTTGCGCGTGTCGCCGGAAGGCTTCGAGGATCTGGCTGGCTCTTCGGTCGGTTTGGCCTCAACGGGCTTCTCTTCAGTCTTCGGCGCTTCCTTGCCGGTGCGTGCTGCGGCCTCCCGCGCGTTGCGGTCGGCAAAGAACTTCGAGATGTCGAATTCGTCTTTCCCGGCTTCGGGGGTTGTGGCGGTTGTGCTCATTGTGTCGCGCCGCCTCCCTGCGGCTCCTGCTGTGCGTTCGGATCGACCGGGGGCGGAATCTGGCTCATTTGCGCCTCGTGAACCTGATCGGAAGCCTGCATCCCGCGCTCATGCGCCAACTCCATGATACTCAGCAGAGCGTCGGCCGTGGCTTTGTCGGTATCCTTCGAGGCAGAAATCTCCGCGATGGCGATCCGCGCAGCCCGGTCCTGCTGGCTATCGAGATGCTCCAGTGCGGCCTTCCACTTGTCGGCTTCGATCTTCGGCAACCCGGCCTGAAGTTTGAACGCCAGCGCCTGGTTGACTTTCTGCATGGTCTGAAGCTGCTGCTGGCTTTGCGCCAACTGGCCCTGAAGCATTTCCGGCGTCACATCGCCATCCATCGGAGGATCGAGGATATCCGCCATCTGGCGAACAATCGGATTGCCCTCGCCGATCAGGCGAAGGAACTGAGCCATCATCTTCGGGGACTGAAGCGCGTTCGGGGCCACCTTGAAAAATTCGGTGAGTTGCTCCGACGCCTCGTCGCGGCGCGTGGCGTAGGCGGGGGCGGCCATACAACGGACGGAGTATTTGCCGAGCGAGCCTTTGATGTCGTGGATCTTCGATTTCCCGTTTTTCGTGAACGTTGCGTTGATCTGAACCGCTTCTGACTTCGAATCGGGCTTCACGACGGTCATGACGCGCGGCGAGTCCATGATCTGAGGGAAGATCACCAGCATTTCCTCGTACATGGCCTCGATGCAGCGCAGGACGTTTCCCTGATACTGGATGCTGCCGAGTTGCCCCTGAGCCTGAAGCTGTTCAACCTTTTTAGCCGGGTTGTCGCTGCTGGCGAGCTGCCGCGACGGGTCCAGCATTCCGGTCGAAGTCTGGATTGAGTCGGAGAAGAACGCGCACATCTTCAGGGACGAATCGACTTCCGCAATACGCTCGACGCGCTCGGGGCCGGGTCCCATGTGCATCTGGCCGTTGGCGTCCGGGTAGAATTGCGGGTCCCACTCGATGAACGCCCACGGCTCCTGATTCGCGGTGTCCCACTTATCGCCGTTGCCGAATACGCCGCGCGGGCCGGTCCACGGTGTTTTCGTCAGCGTGCCGGCGAGGAACAGCATCTCAGATGCGGCGTAATTCAGGCCCTTCTGGGAGCCGCGGGCATCGCGCACCAGCGACAGCCGCTTGCACTCTCCCTCTATCCAGATTTCCTGACCCAGCGCCGGGAATAACGGCGGCCGCGTGCCGAGCCATTCGACAGGCTCCTCAAGGCTCTGGATCGCATCCACCACGTACATCATGACCTTACGTTTCTGGTAGGTCCAGGTGCGATCAGGCTTCAGGGTGACGCCCTCGTGGATGTCATCCGAGCCGATTTCGTAGGCCAGATGGTTCGAATACATGCCCATCTTCACATCGTCGAGCTGCACCCAATAGAACTCGACAATCCAGAACGCGCCCTTGCCGCCCCCGGTCCATTCGCTGATCTGCGAGTAATCGGACGAGACGTAGCCGAGCATCCCGGACCATTTCGAACTGCTGGAGATATTCTCGAGCGCCTTCTTGCCGAAGCGGGTCTCATAAACCTCTCTCCCCAGAGACCGCACACGGGCCGCCCAAATGGCGTCTGAGCGGTCGAACTTGCGGGAATTCGGGTCCCAGTACACCGTGCTCTGGTCCTCGATCAGCTCGATGCAAAGCTGCTGATCGTCATTTTTCGATGGGTCAACGTATTCTGTGACAAGCTGAAGTGCAGCCAGCCCACCGGCCGCCACCTGCCCGCCGCACGTTTCGTAGGCCACCGGGGCCTTTGAACGATATTCGACCTCACGAATCAGGCCCTCGATAATATCCGCGGTGTCCGCGTCACCGTCGCCCACCGGGTGACACACGGGACCGGGCGGGTTGCTCCGCATCTCGTTTTCAATGTGGTTGCATGGCATCGCGACTTTGTTGATCGAGATCGCCGGCCGATTCTGTTCCTTGCGCTTGCGGAGTTCTTCCTGATCCCACTGGCCCTCGCCCCCGACGCGCATCTGGAGGTCGGCTTTCATCTCCGCGCGGTTCTTCGAGTCGGCGCGCCGCGCGGCCGTGATGAGCTTTCGAACGAGTGCGGGAACTTCGGATTCTTTAAGCGCGGGCATTACCGATGCGCCTGTTCCTGATCGTGCCGCCGCGTGCTCCCGACGCCCCAGCGCTTCTGTGCATCGCCCGCCAGAGCCTCCGCGTCGTGGTCGATTGTCGCCAGCACGTCGCATTCGCGGAACATGATGCAGCCGGGGTAACCGGGCAGATCGCCGCCCGTGTAGCGCGAAAACACAACGCGGTCGCCCACCTTCACTGTTGTGGGACCGCGCATGATGAGCTTTCCGGTCTCCGCGCTGCGGTAGGTGGCCTTGACGCCGGGGCCGATGGCGAGGACAATGCCGGTCTGCGCCTTCAGGTCCACGGCGCCGCGCGCGCTGTCGGGCAGAGCGACGGAACCGACGTGCGTAGGCGCTTCATCGCGGCGCACTATCAGGCGGTCGGAGAGCGGGCGAGGGAGGAGTCCGTATCCGAGTATCCCGATCTCAAGCATTAGCCATGTTCCGCAGGCTCAGTTTCTTCCCCGGCTTCACGCCTGCCATCTTACGGGCGGTTTCCCGAGGCATCGGCTTCTCTTTGCCGAGCTTCATGGTGGGCATATTTAAGGCGCATGCTGGCATGTGGTGATTCTACTACGGTTTCTCTACTCGTCGGTCAGCAGGATGATAATCTCCTATCACGAAAAAGGCGCGTATTGCCCGCTTCGGTTGTACTTCGGGGGCGGCGTGCGCTTGTTCGGGTCCGGCGGCCTCTGCGAACCTGGCGCGGGCAGCTTTATCCCCATCGCGTAGGTGCGGGCTGCGTCGGCGCCGTGCGAGTTGTCATCGTGGATCGGTTCGCGCGTGACCGATCTATCGCCGCTGTGCGGGTCCACCAGATTTGTCAGGCCATATCGGTAATACCTGAGCCTCTGGACGCCGGTCTCCGTGTGCTCCTGGTCGAACCAGCAGGTGCCGAGCATTTCGCGAACCGCATCGATTCCAGCCTCCCGAGACTGCCGCGGCAGCACTGTGACGTTGAAGCCGCGGCTGCGCATAGTCGCCTCCAGAGAGCCGACGACGATCTTGCTGGCCGCGTCCCACGGAAAGAAGATGCGGCCGTATCTGTAGCCCTTGCCTTCGAGCAGGCTCAAATAGTGGCTCAGTGGCTTGTGGCGATCCTCATCGTAGTCGATGGCGCGATGCTGGCCCATGATGCGCTGCATGTACCAGATCGCCGTGAAATCCCCGTCCCCGAGGTCGAACCCGCAATCGACCGGGACGCCCGGATGGTAGGGTACTTTCTGAATTCGCCCCTGCTCTTCGACAAGCCGAAGCTCGTTCCCGTAGACTGATCCTTTTGTCATGCGCCGCGGCTGGCCGAGCCACACGTGCGCGTACTCGTCGGGGTCTTCCGCCTCCATCTGCTCGCGCTCATCGCGCACCGCTTCCGAGCACCAGGGGTTGTCGTCGAAATTCATGATGATCTCGCACAGATGCGCCGGCGCTTTGAGCACGAAACGCTTCCACGTGGGATCGGATTCGAGCTCAGGATTCCATGTCAGCCAGATTTCAGAGCCTGGGCGGCGCACGGTCGGGGTAAGTTTTCGCCAGCTGTCGTCCGAGACCGTCTGCGCCTCCTCGATCCAGGCGACATCAGCTCCTTCGAGGGACTTGAGTGCATCGGGATTCTTCAGGCCGCGAAAAACGAACTCGGAGCCAGTCCCGCGGTGGCGAATCACGGCGCCGTCCGGCCCCTGTGCGGTCGGGATAATCCACTGATCGGACATCCCGAGAGCGACGATCTGATCTTTGAGCAGGCGATAAACGGAATCCCGCAAGCTGTTCATATTTTCGCGGCAGCAGACAATGAACAGTCGGCGAGTGGCGCCGATCTCCAGCAGCGCGCGCGCCACGCCCCAGGATTTTCCGCCATCGCGGCCGCCGCGGATCGACTTATAGCGCGCGGGTTGGAATAGAGGAGCGAGCTTCGCCGGAAACTCAACGTTCATGTCGATTTCTTCGGCGGCTCCACAAAAACTATCCTGTGCTCGGACTGGACCGGGCCGCCCGCCGCCCCGGTGAGCTGTATGCGCTGGTCATCCCCGTACTTATCCGGCCGCAACTTCGAGAGCAGCCATTTGCGCGCGTCGATCCTCAGCCGGGAGCGATTCACGTGCTCCGCGTCGAGCACCTTATTCACCCCGGTTTCGCTGGTGCGCAGCATGAAATCGTTGGTCGCGTCGTCAGCTATCTCCTGTATTTCCTCTGCGATAGCGTCGAGTCCGTGAGATCGCGCGCGCGCGTACTGTTCGGCAAATGCGGAGTCACTGAGCACCCAATCCCGGACGGTGGGAGCTGATGGCATACCGTCAGACTTGCAGATTTGACGCAGGCTCTCGCCATCCGCCAGGCGACGCAGAATCTCGGGCCTGAGCACGTCGACATCGAATTTCCCGTGCATGATAGTCAGTCTACCGCGGCCGCGGGC